CCCTGTTGGGCGAGGATCATCATGGGGTTCATGCCCATGGCGAGCGATTGCCCAACGTCGTACATCTGGAAGCGGAGGTTACCGGCCGCGTAGCCGGCGGCGTCCATGCCCTTTGAGCCCGCAGCCATCGAGGCCGTAAGCCTGTCCTGTTCCGCCTTCGCCTTCGCCTTCGCCGCTACGAGTTGCGAGTATTGCGAGCCGGTCAGCCCAAGGGCCTTAGCGTTCATCTCGGCCGCGGCGGTCGTCTCGCGAATCGAGGCCGCAAGTTGCCTTTCATCTGTGCTGAGCGATGCAGCGTGTGCGGCGAGTTGCGCGGCCTCCGTAGCTGCCCGCTCCTCCGCTGCCGACACCGCCGACAAGGCCGCCGCAAGTTGCGCGGCCTCCGCGGCTGCGCGCTCCTCTGACGCCGCCGCTTGCGACGTTGCAGCCTCCATCGCCCGCAACTGCGCGACCGATAGCCCAAGCGCATCGGCCTTCATCTCGACCGCAATCGTTGCCGTCCGGATCGCTTGCGCCGCGTCTCGCTCTGCGTCGGAAACGGACATCGAGGCCGCCGCCGCCGCCCTCATCTGCGCGGTTAGCTCTGCCTCTCGCTGGGCAAGCAGCGCCGCCGCACGAGCCATGCCGTCGAGCGAAGCGGAGCCGGGGGTCTGCGCCTCGACCTTGAACGATACCCCCGTGGTGCTCATTGGCCGACCTCCACCACCGCCATAGCCTTTCCGCCGAGGCTCTGCACCGCGAGTTGCCGCCGCTCAAACCCGGCATCGTAGGCCGCGCGATTGAACGCGAAGTCCTCCGCGCTCATGTCCCGCAGCTCAGACGGTAGCACCCGATACCTCGCCGCCATCGCGTCCATCGTCGCGAGCAGCGGGACCGGGAAAGGTGGCCAGCGTTTCGCGCCACCCGCCTCCAATCGTCAGGTCGAGGACGACGCCAGAAAGCTGGTTGGCCACCGCCGCGGGCAGCGCGTACAACGGCATCCCGCGAGTACCAGGGCGAACCGGATCGCGCTCGTGTCGCTGGATGGTGCAAGGCTCCAGTTCGGCTTCCGTCTCGCCAATGGCGAGCACGCAAGCGTTCAGAAGCCGCTCGTGCATGGCGGTCGCGACCTCAGGGTCAGTCGCCTTCGGCTTGGCGCCCGCCTTGCCGGGCAAGAGCGCCTGAGCCTGCATCTCGCCCTGAGTGGCCGCTCGAACGCGAGCGTACACGGTGGCGCCATCATGGGTGATGGGGACCACCTTGCATTTGCCCTCGCTCCACTTGTTGATCAGGCTCACGGGAACTCCTACGAGGTGGCGGTGCTCTGGGTGTTGACGACCACGACCGCGAGGCCGCGGTTGGTTGCGTCGCTCTGGCCCACGAGCTTGATCGACTCGGGGAGCACGCCGTGTGTGTTCACGCCGATCTCATCCGTCTCGATGTAGGCGTTGTGCATGGTGAAGGTGATCGACCGGGCCGACGCGGTGGCGCTGATGACCGCGCTCGCCTGCGTGTGGGCGGTGAGCCCGCTCTGCCAGTTGTCGCTCTCGTAGTCCGAGCTGACCATCATGGACACGTCGCGAAGCGCCGAGGGCTTGGGGTCCGCGGTCAGCTTGGTCCCGAGCACCTGCCGACGGTCCAGCTTGTTGTCAAGCTCCAGCGAGAACGTGCGGAGGTCGTAGGCCGTCGAGTTCCAGGTGATTTGGGAGAACTGGTGGTGCTCCATCTCCACCTCGTTCGTGCCGAACGTGGGCGTACCCGCCGACGTGGGAGCGCCCGAGGTCTGCCCGATGATTTCGATCTCCACCACGCACCGCCCGCCGGCCTCGACGCACATCTTGATCTTGGCGATCCGACAGCCCTCGTACACGATCGCGGAGCCGGTGCCCTGTGCGATCTCGATGGTCAGCCCGCCCGCCGGGGCGGTCGCGCCGAGGATGTAGGTGTGCGTATAGTCCGAGCCGCTGGGGCCGGCCGTGGAGCTCGACCACATCGCGTGATGCAGGATGAGGCCCATGTCCTCATAAGTGCCCTCGAAGGTCACCGAGCCGCCCACGTCGTCCTGAGCCACGAACGAGCGGCGCGACACGAGGCCGGTGCCCTCGTACAGCGTCTCCCGCTTGACCTTGGACACGTTGCGACGGAGAGAGGAGGAGAGCAGGCGGAAGAACTTGGTACGACTGACCGCCGTTCCCCAGGTGCTTTCCGCGCCGAACCCAACGAATGAACCGAAACCAGAATAGGCCATGGGAGCCCCCTTATGCGTTCATGTCGCGCACGAGTACCTCGACCTTGGCCGTGAGGGTACGGCCAAGCGTGGTAACCGCCGTGACGGTGAGAATGTAGTCGGTAGCGGTGGTGCCGCCGCTGATTTGCACCCGCACGATCGCAGCGCCCGCGGCGCCCACCTCGTAGCGCGTGCCGGTAGTCGTGACCGTGAGCCCGCCCGTCGCCGCAACCGTGACGTAGCTCAGGCACTCGAGCTCGTGCGAGCCAACCGCCACGGGGTGAACATGCACCCGCCGCTGCATGAGCGCGGAGAAGTCGATCCACGCGAACACCGTCGTATCCGAGGTCTTCGCCATCACGTTCTTTGGCGACGTATCGCCCAACCGCTCCTGCGACTGAGCCGCGAACAGGTAGCCGGGCACCGGGGCGCCCAGGTCGATATGCCCCGTCTTTGCCGAGGCCGGCACGAACGCGGTAATCCCCGTTCCCAAGGTCGCATCGCCCCAATAGAGCCAGTATTGCAGCATCCCCGCCGCGGGGGCGGTGTCCTGGATTTCGATCGTGCCGGTCTTCGTCGTGGTGTTGAACGAGGCCAGATCGAGCTTGCTCACGACGGTCGTGCCGTCCGGACCCGTTACCCGCATGTCGTAGCCGGTCGCCAGCACCGTAGTCCAGAAGTGATCCCAGTCCGCCGGGATCGAAATCGTCGCGTCGAATGCGCCCCCAGCTCCCGCCGTGTTGTCGATCGACAACGGCTGACGGTAGGTGTCGAGGGAGCTGCGCCAGCTCATTTGGCGGCCTTCGGAGCGGGGGCAGGCTTCACCACCGCGAGGCCAACCGGCAGCGCCTCCACGGCGTCCGCAGGCACCTCGCGCACCTCGCCGGGCGACCAGTACACGCCCGCGGGGTACTCGCCCCGGTAGCCCGTGCTTTCGACCTTGACCGCTTTCATACGCCCCCCACTTTGCTCGCGCGGCAGAAGAACTCGAACCGTGCCCCGAAGGTAACACAGCCGGCGGCCTCGCCGTTGAGTCCGCTGATTTCCGACATCTCAAGTAGCTGCACGTCGTACCACCCGGAGCCGAACAAGCCGCCCGACGAGGATCGCACCGCGATTTCAAGCGCGCGGGTCACGTCGTCAAGCAACCGCTCTTGCGCGAGCATCCGTTCTGCCGGCTTGTCCACCGTGGCCGGCGCCCAACAGGCAAGCGTCCACGTCGCCGTGCGGGTGTAGGCCCCCAGGGGCTCCCCCATGCGGCTCGAAACGTCGAGCGCCGCGAGCATGACCACCGCCACACCCGAGCGCGGGGGCGACTCGTACACGCCGCAAATCACCTGACCGTCGCCGTTCAGGTCGTAGTAGTAGCCGCCCGCGATGGTGCAGGCGCTCAGGGCCGTAACCATGCCCTCGCGCAGCGTGGTGAGCTTGGTGGGCATTAGCTCACCCGCCGCTGGAGAGCGTCCGCGAACAGGTCAGGGAACGCCGCACGAGCCGCGTTCTCGGTGTCGCGCATGTAGTGCGTGGGCTTCACCCTCACGGAGCGCACGAGGATGTAGGCGGTCGTGCTCTTGCCGCGCTGGTCCATCACGAGCCGGCCCATCGTACCGCCCCGGATGGGCACAAACCGCAGCTTGACCGGCGCCGTCCGGGGCGACTCCCAACCGCCCTTGGTGACGCCCGCGCCCGTCTTTGCCGGCCCTACCGGGATGGCGAGGAACCGCCCGCGCTTGGGGCGCACCACGCCGCCGTGCTCTTGCAGCGCGGCGTATCGCACGTTTGCGTCACGACCGGCCCACACCTCCAGCTCGATGCCCTCGCCGGTCGCCTTGACTTCCATCCCCACGGAGTTGCGGAGCCGGCCCGAACGAACCGCGAGCCGGTTGCCGCTCAGCAAGCCGCGCACCACCGCCGTAGAACGCTGCCCGAGCGTGCCCAGCGCGTCGCGAGCCGCGAGAGGCACCGCCGCGCGCAACTCCAACAGGCGGGCCTCCATCATCGCCACCGTCACAGGAGCGCCCGCGGCAAACGGAACGGAGCGAGCGCCTGCCGCACCGCCGGGGATAGCAACTCCTCGTCACGAAGCCCGAGCGACACACCGCCGCCGCTCACGTTGGATCGGCCCTGCTCAGCGCGCAGGTTCCAAGCGTTGCGAACCGCGAGGATGGCCGCCATCTTCAGCGCCGCGGGAATGGTCGTGTACCCCGCCGTGAACGTCACCTTGAGCGCACGGCGCGCCGTGCCCCAACTGCCATGCGATGCCGTCTCGGTGAGCAGCACGAGGCCAATGGACCCGTCGAGGATCGCGTAGTCCCCGGAGGCCACAAGGTCCGCAGCGGCCCACGTCCAGTTGGCATCGTCGTAGATCGAACCCACCGCGGTAACGGGCCACACATCAAGCGTGAGCTCACGCCCGCCGGGGCCGTCGATGTACCTGGTGTAACTCGTGCTCTCCATCGTAGGCGCTGCGCCCGCCGTTGACGGTGGGTAGTCGCACCACGCGGCGAACACGGCGCCGATGCGTCCGATCCACAGGTCGAGAAGGGTATCCTCGGCCGTGCCGGTCAGTTGCGGGATGTGCCCGCGCGCCTCGGCTGCGGTGATCAACGCCATGGCTCAGCCCTTCCGGGGTGAGCGCATGGCCTTGTCAACCGGCGGGGACTCCATCGCGGCGGCGACCGTCGCCACCTCGATCGAGCCGGGAAACGTGGCCAGCATGTAGGCCGCCGACTCGTCAGACAGCGCGCGTTCTTCGCCCGCACGCCAGAGAGCCGTCAAGCCCTCCCGCGTGCCGGCGTAGTGCGGCAATCCAACGAGCCGGTAGGACTTCATTAGGAGCGCACGCCTTCGTACACCACCACCACATCGAAATCATAGGCGGGGCCGGTGCCGGCCTTCGCCACGGCCACGGCGAACACGCCAGCGGCGGCACGTTCGAGGTCGGCGCCCGTGCCGGTGATGGGCATGGACTCCACCGTACCCGCCACCATGCCGAGGCCGGCAACGGTGGTCGTGCGGGTTACGAGGGTCGTGGAACCCTTTTTGACCGTGAGGGTGATGTAGTTGGTGTCGTTGGCCGTGACCGACACGTTGGGCACGAGGTAGACCCGCTTGATCTTCGCCGCGTTGAGCGAAGCGTTCAGCAGGTATTCGGCATCGGTTGCGTCGGTTCCCGCGCACTTCACGCGGTCGGTGAACTCGGTCATCATGGTAGAGGCTCCTGGTGGGAAGGGGTGCGCTCGTTAGAGCATGTTGTAGGCGTAGAACACGACCTTGCTGGACGACCCGCTCAGGGTCCGCAGGCTCTTGCGCTGCGTGGCCACGACGTTGAAGGCGCCGCGGGTGATGTCCTTGTCCTGCTCGACCATGACCGAGCGGCTGGCGTAGTGCTTCCACTCGCTGCGGCTCACCGCCACGAGGCCCGAGAGGGCGCCCGAGTTGGTGAAGAGGCCGGTGCTCGCGAGGTCCGCGCCCATCCAGCGCGAGGAGAACAGCGGGTGTCCGCCGATGCTCGCGAGCTGGCCGGTCATGATCGTGGCCCGGTTGCCCATCTTATCCACGGTGAGGACGTTGGAATCAACCATGAGCTTCTTGTACAGCACCTCGGGGGAGGTGATGAGCGCGATGTCGCTGGCGGCGAGCTCGCCCATGGCGCCCACGACCGAACCCATCACGCCCGCGGCGGTCTGGGCGGCGGTGAGGTCCACGGTCAGGCTGCGGTCAGCGGCGAGGGCGCGGAACCCGAGGAAGCCGCGGCGGTGGTCGGCGCTGCCACCGAGGCCGGAGGCGCCCCAACGGCTGCGGAGGTTCCACGAGGCGATCGCGTCCTGGTGGGTCGCGGTCGTGTCGCCGTTCATCATGCAGTCCTCGTAGCCGTCGCCGATCGCGCGGGCGGCCCGCTTGGCGATCTCGGGAGCGAGCGCGAAGATCGCATCCTCGGTCGCGGCATCGTCGATCAGGAAGCGAGCCGCGAAGCCGGCCACCTCGATGGTCTGCGAATCGGAGGTGAAGTCGGACGCGGTGTACTGGTCGGGGTCGTTGGTCGAAACCTTGCCCTTCAGGTAGGGGCGGCCGGTGTCGGTGATCTTCGGCACGATGATCGGGCCGTTGATGTTCACCACGTCGAAGAGGGCGGCGATGCCGTTGGGGGTGAAGAACTCCTCGTAGAGCGCGCTGATCGGCGTGTCGGGAATCCACTCGGCGCCCGATCCGGCGGTGTCGCTGATGCTCTTCGCGATGGTCTTCTCCAGCGCGGTGCGGAACCCGCCCGCGGTCGGGGCCTTCGCCGCGTGGGCGAGAAGGCGGCCCTTCAGGCTGACGGGGTTGCGCCCGGTCACGGAGCGGTAGAGGGTGGCGGCGAGGCCGATGGCCTTCAGGTCGCGATCCCACTCGGTAGCGGGGGCGTCGGTGAACAGGCCGTCGCGCTGCACGTCGACCATCTGGCCGGCGAACTCGACGCGCTCCACCGAGCGGGAAAGGTTCACGCTGCCATCGGCGCGCATGAAGCGGGACACCAGGGCGGCCTCACCACCGACGGGCGTGGCGATCGACTTTCCGGCGAGGGCGTTGCGCTCCTCGATGGCGCGGAGCTTGTCGGCGAAGTCGGCTGCGGCGCGGTCCTGCGCGGCCTTGTTGTCGCCGATGTCCTTGTGGATGGCGCGGAACTGGCCGATCAGGTCGGCGTTGCTCTTGATCTCGATTTCCATGGTTCAGGCTCCGAAGAGGTGAGAGAGGGGAGAAGCTTCGTTGGCGTCATCGGTGGCGAACAGGTGCGCCACGTTGTCAGGGGTTGCCAA